GTCACACGGCACCCTGTCTTCTGCGTGGTTCCGGTCCCAGTGGTGAGGTGACATGACACACTGGCTGAAAAATCTGCTCATTACAAAAGTCTCTGTCGTGCCACGGGGGGCGAACCCGGAAGCACACATCCTGCTGTTCAAGGCAGCGGATGACCCCCCGGCCCCGGCCGGATCAATCGCCGCACCTCCCGCATCAAAGGAGCATCCGCCCATGAAGATCGACCGCAGCAAGCTGTCCAAGGAAGAGGTCGAGTATCTCGACCAGATCGAGGCTCAGATCGCCAAGGCATCCGAACCGGTCCCCGCACCGGTCGAGATTCCCGAGGCTGTCCAGAAAATGCTGGACGCCCAGGCGACCGAGATCGCCAAGGCCAACACCCGCGCCGAGAACGCCGAGAAGGCCGCGGCCGTCGAGAAGGAAGCGCGTGAGCGCGCCGACTTCGCCAAGACCGCCGAGACCGACATCCCGCACCTGCCGGGCACGTCCGTCGAGAAGGGCAACACGCTGTACGCCGTGGCCAAGGCCGTGGACGCCAAGGTGTTCGAGGCCCTGATGACGCTGCTGAAGGCGGGCAGCGTGGCCGTGGACGCCAACGTCCTGATCGAAGATGGCGACAGCAACGCGTCGGGCACGGCGGGCACGGCCTTCGATCAGTTGGCCAAGATCGCCAAGGACGCCGTGGTCAGCGGCGTCCACAAGACCTTCGAGCAGGCCTTCGACGCCGCCTGCACGGGCCACCCCGCACTGTGGAAGGAATACCGCACCGAGAACCGTCGTTCGGTCGTCGCGTAAGCACGCCGGGACCATCGACCCCCATTCAACAAGGAGAGCAACATGGCGTACGAGATTCCCGGCAACCAGATCACGCTGGAAGCCGCAGCGGACCTGTCCACGCACCAGTTCAAGTTCGTGAAGCTGGACAACACCGGCAAGATGGTGGCCATGGCCGCCGACACGGACATCCCCATCGGCATCCTGCAGGACAAGCCGAACGCGGCGGGCAAGGTCGGCACCGTGATGGTGGACGGCATCAGCAAGTTGTCGTCCAATGCGGCGTTGACCGCCGGTAACCTGGTCGGATCCAGCGCGGACGGCCAGGGTGCGGCATATGCCTCTGGCTCGGACACCACGAAGTACATCGTGGGGCACGTGTTGAAGGGCTCGGGCGCAGCCGACGGCATGGCCACGGTCCTGTTCGACTGCAGGGCACCGAACCGGGGCGCGTAGCCCGCTGATTTCGTGACGGTGTGACCGCCACGCGGCCATGGACGAACGGACCCTACAACTGCACTTGGTGATCATCCGCCTCGCGAAGGGGATGATCAGCAGTTGGGAACACTGGGTCAAAGAACGATTGACCGCGTTGCGGTCGTCTCAACCGAAGAACGAGGAGCCTTCTCATGCTGATTCGTAAGTCGCAGCCGACTGTGCAGGACGTGCACATCGATCAGATGCTGACGAACATCTCGATCGCGTACATCCAGACGCAGGACACCTTCATCGCGTCGAAGGTGTTCCCCGTCATCCCGGTGGACAAGCAGTCCGACAAGTACTACACCTTCCCGAAGAACGACTGGTTCCGCGATGAGGCCCAGAAGCGGGCCGACAGCACGGAGTCGGCGGGCGGCGGGTACACGCTCTCCACCGATTCGTACTACGCCGACGTGTGGGCGTTCCACAAGGACGTGGGATCGCAGACCAAGGCGAACGCCGACCAGCAGATCAACCTGGAACGCGGCGCGGTCCAGTTCGTGACGCAGCGGCTGATGCTCCGCCAGGAGATCCAGTGGGTCTCTGACTTCTTCGTGAACGGCGTGTGGGGCACTAGCCAGACCCCCGCCAGCCTGTGGAGCGACTACACCAGCTCCGATCCGCTCGAGGATATCGAGACGGCGAAGGAAACGATCCTGTCCACGACGGGCTTCCTGCCGAACACGCTGGTGGTCGGGTACCAGGTCTTCCGCAAGCTGAAGAACCACCCGGACATCATCGACCGCATCAAGTACACCTCGTCCGAGAACATCACCCCGGCCCTGATCGCGCGGATGCTCGAAATCGACAACCTGTACGTGTCGAAGTCGATCAAGGCGACCAACAACGAGGGCGAAACGGCGGGCTACGCGTTCACCCACGGCAAGCACGCGCTGTTGTGCTACGTGGCCCCCAGCCCCGGCATCATGCAGCCGTCGGCGGGCTACACCTTCGCGTGGACCGGGGTGTCGGGTTCCCTGGGCACGACGGTGGGCGTGGACAGCTTCGACATCCGCAAGATCAAGACCACGCGCTACGAGGCCGAGATGGCGTTCGACAACAAGATTGTCGCCGCTGACCTGGGGTACTTCTTCAACGGCGCGGTGGTGTAACACTTCGCTGTCCGGCGACGGCGACGAGGCGGCGGGCAGGATTCGCTTGGCGGCGGCGTCCTGCCCGCCCCACGTAGAAAGGATATCGTTCATGAGCATCCATCAGTTGACACGGGGAAAGACTCGGGTGGGTCCACTGACGGTGCCCAGTCTGGCTCTGGGTACCCCGTTGGCCGTGTCCTACCTTCACGAGACCGCGATTCGGTACGCGGAAGTGACGGTCACGAACGCTGAAATCAAGGCGTTGCGTGCGGCCCCCAAGACCCTGGTGGCGGCACCGGGGGCAGGCAAGATCATCGAGCTCGTGTCCGCGTTGCTGTTCTTGGACTACGGCAGCAACGGCTTGACCGAGAGCGCCGACAACCTGGCGATCTACTACGCCGGGGAAACCGTGAGTGTCTCCACGGTTATCGAGTGCACCGGGTTCATCGACCAGACGGCCGATACGCTGATCGAGGCGCTGCCCACCACGGCCGCGGCCAAGACGGCGACGGCCACCGTGAACAAAGCGCTGACGCTCAAGAACACGGGCGACGGCGAATTTGCCGGGAACGCTGCGGCCGACACGGTGATGCGTGTCAAGGTCGCCTATCGCGTGCACACGACTGGCTGGTAAGTCAGCCCAGGCGTCACCACGAAGGAGTGTCACATGCCACAGTTCGTTGTTCAGAAGTCGTTCGAGGGAGCCGAGGGTCGGCAGTTTCAGCCGGGGGAAATCGTCGAGGCCGGGGGATGGCGCAACCTGACCAAGTTGGTCAACACGCGTTTTCTTCGCACGGCCACGGCGGATGAACTGGCCACGGCGGAAGAGGCCGAACCGGTCTACGCGGGCAAGAAGAAGCGTGCCCGGTCCACGCGCACCCCGATCAACTGACGCGGACTGAACCGAGGCATCCATGTGGTCCTATGACCCGACAGGCGCAACCAGTCTGGACAAGCTCCGACTCCTGATTGGGGATACGGACGCCACGGATCAGCTCCTTCAAAACGAGGAGTTGACCACACTCCTGTCCGCAGCGGGCAGCCCAACGTCGGCCGCCGCCACGGCGTGCCGGACGCTGGCTGCCCGCTTTGCTCGGTTCGCGGACAAGTGGGTGGGCGACCTCAAGATTCTCGCCTCCCAGAAAGCTCGGGCCTACGAACGCTTGGCCGAGCAGTACGAAGCGCGTGGCGCGGTCTATGCCGTGCCCAGTGCGGGTGGGGTCCGCACGGCCGAGAAACAAGCGCAGGCGGCGAACACCGAATTGGTGCAGCCGTCGTTCCGTATCGGCGTCCACGATAGCTAATCTTCTCGGAAGGGTGGGGCACGCAGATGGAGCACGAGTTCTATAGCATGATGCCTCACCACGTCACCGTCGCGCCGTTCGTGTCGAATGACGTGTACGGAAAACCTGTCTTTGGTACCGCTGTTTCCTTTCGTGCCCGCGTCACGGGAAAAGCGTTGTCCATCCGTCGTGCTGAAAAACAAGATACCACGGTCATCTTCGATGTCTACATTGACGCGGGGGGCACCGTCATTACCACCGAGGATCAGTTGACCCTGGACGGGGATCCCGCCTGGGTGGACCAAACGCCCATGATCTTCGCCGTGGCCCGTGCCACGGATGAAGACGGCCACCATCACGTGAAGATCCAGTGCGGCTGGATGTATCATCGTCAAGGTCAGTAAATCGTTTGTTTTCAATGACTTACGGGGACCGATGTTGAAATCACGCCCATTTTCGACGATTCAGCAGGGGCAGTAATCATGGCATGGAGGCCGCAACCCTGGGGCGTAGGGAAATCCCCTTCAGACGAGACCGCCACCGGCGCAGGTGGTATGTATGCGGGGATGACGATTTACTCGTCCTCCGCACTAGACAGCATTTCGTCCGTAATTCTGACCACGGTCATGATGACCAGCCGCGCGATGGCCTCGGCCATCATCAACCAAAGCCAGAAATTCGTGCCGTACGACACGGGAGAACTGCACGATAGCGCGTACGTGTCAAAGGGTATGGGATTGCTGCCTGCGACCCGCATGGCCAACAGTGGCAACATTGCCTTCATCGGACCGGGTGGCTGGGACCGCGAGTACCTGCCGTCGAACGTCCAAGCGATGGATGTCATCAAGCTGGCGCAGAAATCCGGGTTCTCG